AGAAAATATGCCTAAAGGTCGTTATTCGCGAAACAATCGTAAAACTATAGCATATAGAGCAAGTATGAATGAAAATAAAATCAATAAATTATTAGCGCAAACTTCATATACAAGAAAGCGTTCACGGTCTAAACTGCGTTAACTTTAAACTTTTTAAATATCTGTTACAATAATGCGATTACTTGTAACAGGTGGATGTGGCTTTATTGGTTCCGGTTTTTGCCGCCGTGTGAAGACCCAACATCCTTATCTTACACTTGTAAATATTGACAAACTATATCCATGCTCTACAATTGCCTCTGATCTTACAGTATCAAGTGGAAATTACACATTTATAAAAGGAGATATTTCAAATACAGATCTTATCTCTGAAATTCTAACAACTTATCGAATTGATACTATTGTACATTTTGCCGCACAATCACACGTCGACACATCCTTCACAAATCCTATGCTGTATACGCAAGATAATGTCATAGGAACACATTCATTATTAGAAGCGACCCGCAAGTATGGTTTAATTAAGAAGTTCGTACAAATTAGTACCGACGAAGTGTATGGAGAAAACGCCCATGGAGTGTCAAACGCGTTTACCGAATCCTCATTACTCAAGCCTACGAATCCCTACGCTGCATCAAAGGCGTCCGCTGAAATGTTCGTCCACTCGTATCTCCATTCCTACAATATTCCAGCGGTTATTATTCGTTCAAACAATATATACGGACCAGGACAGTATCCTGAGAAGGTAATACCAAAGTTTCTCTTTCAACTTATGGATAATAAAAAAATTACATTACAAGGCTCAGGACTTCAGTTGCGCTCGTTTTTATATATTGAAGACGCTGTAGATGCCATTCTCTGTGTAATGTTTCAAGGTGAAATTGGTGAAATTTATAATATAAGCTCTCCTAACGAAATATCTATCAAGGACCTGGCGACCAAGTTAATACAAGATCTCAAGCCTGGTGCCGTAGTTGATGAGAATATATGTTATATCGAAGACCGTAATTTCAACGATAAGCGTTATTGGATTGAATCTGAGCCATTGGCAAAGTTAGGATGGAAGCCCCAATGGAATCTTGAGCGTGGCTTGAAGGAAACAATTGCCTGGTTCAAAACGGTTGACCGTGAGGCTTATTGGTCGAACAATAACTATTCTGCTCTTGTATGGGGTGGTAACGGATGGATTGGCGGACAATTTCAAGATATCCTACATAAGCGCGGATGGAAGGTTATATCGGCAACATCCCGTGCTGATAACCGTGAGGCTGTTCTTGAAGAAATACGTCAGCATAACCCAACACACGTTATATGTCTTATTGGACGCACGCATGGACCTGGATACAGTACCATTGACTATTTAGAGCAAAAAGGAAAACTTGTCGAAAATATCAACGATAACTTATATGGACCGCTTGTACTAGCAGGTGTATGTAAATCTAAGGGTCTCCATATGATGTATATGGGCACCGGTTGTATTTTTGAATACGATAATACGCATGTATGCGATGTATCAGGAGTTTGTGGATTTACAGAGGAAAGCAAGCCTAATTTCTTTGGCTCTGAGTACAGTACAGTCAAGGGATTTACGGACCGTCTGATGAACGAACAATTTGCGGATACTGTTCTCAATGTACGTATTCGTATGCCGATTTCATCGACCGATGGTCCCCGAAACTTTATCAGCAAAATTATTGCGTATAAAAATATTTGTAGCATTCCTAACTCGATGACCGTACTGGATGATATATTGCCGCGTTTAGTAGACGCGCTCGAGCGGGGTATTAAGGGTCCCCTTAATGCTACAAATCCAGGCGTTATTGAACATTCAACAATTTTAAAGTGGTACAAAGAATTTCAGAATCCAGACCATACATGGACTGAAGTCTCAAATGATACTCTTGTATCGAAACTGGTGAAGGGAGCGCGTAGTAATAATTATCTTGACACATCGCGAATTACATCATTGTTTCCTGACTTGCCAACAATTGGGGAATCAGTACTAAAGATTATGAAAACTGCTATGTTTGCCGGTGCGAAAAATAATGGCAAAGTATAGGGATGTCCGGCAGGGGAACGCGGTCTATTTTAAAACGTAATACGAATCGAAAAACTACTGTTAAGGCTAATAAGCGTATAAGGTTTAATAATAGTCGAACAATGGCGGCGGTGGGGCTTACTACACCCGCCCACGTAACTGGTTTTAATCGTAGAAGTCCTTATTCCTTGTCACAGGGCTGGCAAACACGTAATGAACGTGCCGCCGCCGCATTTAATGCTAGAATTCAAAAAATATTAAATATTCAACATGGACGCTACGTTGAACCCTATGCGTATCGTGATCCTAGGTTTGCTTACCCCCTCGAATCTCGAGGAAATATGGCAAAAGTTGCCAGTAATTTAGCCGCAATGAATAGCGCGGAAATGTCGTTAACAAGTCCAAAGGGGCGTACGCGTCGTCATTAGCGTAATTGACGGCGCTTCTTATTCCCAAATAACTTATCCGATGCATTCAATTCCCTTGGAATCCATCGTATTGCCGTCCAGTATGTCTTCGCTACCGTATTCATAATCATATAGCGATTGTATTTTGCATATTCATTCTTGAGAATACTGTCAGNAAGCATNAGNCCNCGNATNACNCTCATATTATCATTTTCAATATGAATATTTCGCTCATTATTTTCTAANGCGAACAGGAGACCATGGTGAATAGACNCCCACTCTGTTTCTGTACTATCTTGCGCGTCTGGAATCTTNNTCATATGGCTTAGAGTATATCTGTGTGTTTCAGTTGTAAGCATCATTGCCACTCGTGAGCGCTTGGTATGGTGTTGAAAACTGCCGTCCGTTTGAAGTAGGGCTGTAAAACGGGGTTGGTGCGTATTTATACCACCAAGGCGACGAAAAATATCGGCGCGCATTGCTCTGCGAGTGTTTATGGTTGTTTTGTTTAGACTTTGGTTAGGCATAATAGATGACTAACAAAAAACGTTGGTCCCTGCGGGGGTCGAACCCGCGACCTTCCCCTCGCGAAGCATACGTACAAGCGTATAAGAGGGATGATCTACCAACTGATCTAAGGGACCTGAGTGGGGTTGCCCCCACTTAATTCACAGCGGAAATCTTTAAGTCGTCAATTTTTATGAATTTTCTGTAATATACTTCCAAACAAATCCATACGCTGTTTTGTGTTTGCCTGATAGAGCGAAACGGATTCCACAAGCACTAGGTTTACCTAACTCACGAGCGGCTTCGGATGCGGTTTTGTATGTTTTTATAAATGTCCCATCTAAATTGTGTTGGGATATAGGCTTGCCTATTGCTTTTGCCATAGATTCTCTATGTTTTTCAATATTTAAGTTTGGTTTTGTATCATCATTATTTTTAAAATAGTTTTTTAGTCCTTCACTAATTTTCTTTTTAACTTCTTTATGGTGTTCTGTATGATTTACAACAGCACCACCAAATCTTTTTTCACTAACCGCTTTTTTAAATTTTTCGGAAGATTTTAATGCTATAGATGCTTTTTCTCTATTTTCAGGATTTTCATAATACTTCTTGACACGTTGTGAATGAGCGAGTAATTCATCTGGATTTTTAAAATGTTTTTTACCCATCTCACTAATTTTGTTTCGTGTTTCTTGTGTGTGCATTTTTCCTTTGAAACCTCCACCACACTGTCCTCCCTCAAGTATATTATATCCATTTGGTACCATAGAATTATATTGCTGAATATACTCCTTTTCAAGACGGAATCTATCTTCATCAGAACACTGAAGAATAACTTCGAACTTAAAATTCTCTTCACCATGTTTTAAAACTGCGTCTCTTAGTGCAGGGCACCCTTTTCCTTTGCGAATAAGTTTCATATGGGCTCTAAAGCGTGTATTAGGATCTTTTTCAATCGTTTCTCCTATATAACATTTATTAGTTAAAGTGTTTGTAATTTTGTAAATAAAACCCATTATATCTGTATACAGCCTCTGTTATCGGGAGTCAAATTTGTTATATATATTATTTATTCTCTAAACGAAAAAATAGTATATGTGCGGGAAGTGGGGCTCGAACCCACGCGGATTTACTCCATACGTTCTTAAGACGTATTGCTTAACCAATTTGCATATTCCCGCTTAAATAGGAGTCTCCTCCCACTGTATCCACGGTGGAAATCTTTAGACCGTCAATTTTGTCCGACTAGCGGCGAATTTTTCGAGTTTTCCTTGCCTTCCGCCCTTTGCGCGTCTTCGGGACAGCTTTCACGGGCGCAAAGGCTATACGTTTAGTACTATTATTCTTCTTAATTACTGGTTTATTCAATGACAATGGCGCAGGCTTATTTCTGTTTTCCTG